CTTTTTCAATCCACTTCCATTTTACCTTGATACGGTCAGGATTACGAACCTCTTCATCAGTATCAATATCATCAAAATCTAATATATCAGGTCTGTATTGGGCTTTTCTTATACCTCTTGGATTTTGTCCAGCTCCCATACATTTAATACTAAATCCACTTCGTGTTGTGATGTCACCAGCATTCCAATCACCTATCTTCTTTTGCTTACCATAGTCATGAATGATTCTAAGATTATCCTCTAATTCAATCATGTATGGCATGAAAAGTTCTACAGCTTGATCATAACTATGACTAATTAAAACTTTATACTTTGATTTCTTTGTAAGAAGTAATTTTAAGTCTTCCATCATAGCTCTTGCACTCTTAGCAAGCTCACGACTCCAGGCACGTACTTCATACCACTTATCATTGTTCATCCAGCGTTTAGTAGCTTCTTTATGAAATTCTGTTGGCTCAGCTGTACAGTAGTGAGGAAAGTAATACTTAAACCATTCTTCATGATTTGTCTCTAGCCTGGCAATACGTTTTTTTTGTTCATCATGAGTTTCATTTGAATTTACTACAGCTGCATTTAATAGCCGCTGTCTATAGGTGGCCCATTGCTGTAAAGCTTCTTTTTCACTCATTGTATTTTTGATGGCCATTATTGAAGTTTTGTTTTAATAAAATCATCAAATATTGCACTCAGCTCTTGTGCTTTTTTCAAATCCTCTTTTCTCACAAATGCAATAATTTGTTTGGCAACTTCAATGATTTCAGAAACACTAGTATCAGTTTCAAGAGCACGTGCAGTAGCAGCTAATTTATTTAGTGAATCAGCTTCTTTGCTGTTTGCGAATCTTTCACCAATAGGCCTTGTAAAAATGAAGCTATTCAGTTCATTAATCTGCATATAAATCCTTCTTAACTCTTCATCCTTTGTTACAATTAAAGAGCTTTTGTATTGCTCCCAATTATCCTTTTCAATCCACTTACCTAAAGTCTTTTCAGTCACATTTACACGAGCAGCAATTTCTTTCTGAGTTATATTTTCTTTGATGTAAAGAACCTTAGCCCAATCCTTTTTTTGTGCATTTGATAAATCAGCCATACTACATTTTTATTGGTGTAAAAATGCATGTATTAAAGGCTAAAAAATAACTGTTGAAATATTATGTGTCGTTTAAAATACCGTTACGGTTAAAAGATGATACCGTTAGTATTTCTGCATTTTTGGACGCTAAAAACATACTGCACTTTTACATCTCTAACGCACTAAACATGCAAATCATTTAAAAAAAACAGTATGCCTAAAAGTTCGAAAAAGTTTGTAATTATAAGTAACAAAGTAAATAATTATGGGTATAGAGTAGATACAACTGGAATGGATTTAACTCAGTATGAAAAGAATCCAATTTTGTTGTTTATGCATTCTCGTGCATTCTCAAGCTCCACTGAACAAATATTGCCTTTAGGTCACATGCAAGATTTGAAACTTGAATCTAATGGTGATATTACTGGAGTCCCTTTTTTCAGTGATGCTGATGAATTTGCGATGCAAGTTTTCAATAAAGTTGAGGATGGTACTTATCGTATGTTGAGTGCTGGATTTGAAGCAATTGAAACAAATGATGATCCTGATCAACTTTTACAAGGACAAAGATATGCTACTGTATCAAAAAGCAAATTGAGAGAAATATCAGTAGTTGATATTGGAGGTGATGATAATGCACTATGCCTATTCCATGATGGTAAGCTATTGCAACTGGATGATGCAAATGATACGAGTAAAATAATTCCGTCAATTAATCAAAATTTAAAAAATACAGAAATGAAAGAAACCTTAATTCCAATGCTATTGCTTGTAGGTCTTACAAAAGATAGCACATCTGATCAATTAATGACAAAGCTGAATGAGCTTAAACAGAAAGCAGATAAAGCTGATGAATTAGCTGGCACCATTGTTACCCTCAATGATACCATTGGCACACTTCAAAAGGCTGCTATTGATGCTGAAATTGATGCTGAGGTTGATGCTGCATATAATGCACGTAAAATCACTGAAGCACAAAAACCATTTTACAAACAAATGGGAGAATCAAATTTGAATAACCTTAAACAGTTATTTGCAGCAATGCCAGGAGCTCCAACATTGCAAAGCCATTTAGATAATGGTGCATCAGCTGATGATCCTATTTTGAAGCTTAATTATGCTGAGGCTCATACATCAGGAAAGTTAGCAGAAATCAAGACAAAATATCCTGATCGATATAAGCAAATCTTCAAGGAGAAATTTGGGAAAGAGCCATCTGCATAATTCCAACTTTCAATCAATTATCAAAAAACACTTTTAAATAAAATTCAAACAAAAAATAAACGCGAAATGAAAAAAATCTTATTTGTCTTAATCGGTCTTACCATGTCACTAGCTCCTGTGAATATGGCAATTGAAAAGCTTGGAGCTGGGCCAGTATTATCTACCTTACTTGTAATTGGTTGGGTACTTGCTGTGGCCTTTATGCCTAAAATAAACATCTTACCAGGTGTAGTAAAAAATGGAGTAGAAGTTGAGGTGTGGAGTGACTTTATAGCGTCTAATTTATTCAAAGGAATTGAATTTATTTTGCGATCTGTTGATGCATCAGGCAATGTATTGGTTGGTAAAGTTGTTCATATTCCACAAGCTGGAACAAAGCCTACTGTTGTAAAAAATAGAAGCTCATTACCAGCTGTAGCCGTTAAACGTACAGATACAGATGTAACTTATTCACTTGATGAATATACTACTGATCCTGTAATTATTGAGGATGCTGCTAATGTGCAGCTGAGTTATGATAAGATGAATGATGTGCTTGGTGATCATATTGGTGTATTGAATGATATTATAGCAGATTCATTGCTTCTACAATGGGCCCCAGCTGCTTTATCAAGAATGTTAAGATCAACAGGAACAGCAGTAGGATCATATATGCCAGCTTCTACAGGTAACCGTAAAGCTTACCAGGCATCAGATTTAAAAGCAGCATTTGTCCTAATGAATAAATTGAAGATTCCAAAGAAAGGTCGTGTAGCTCTAATGAGTGAAGATGCATGGTCACAAATTGAATTATCATTAACTGCAACAAATAGTAAAGACTTCTCTTCGTACTTAGATGCTAAAGAAGGTGTGATAGGGCGCTTGTATGGATTTGATATTTATACTACACCAACAACTGTAGTATATGACAATGCCGCTACACCAGTTATTAAAGCATATGGTGCAGCTGGAGCTGCTACAGATAATGATGCTATTCTTTGCTGGCATGAAAGATTTGTTGAGCGTGCAGTAGGTGAGAAGAAATTCTTTGAGGATGAAGGAAGCGCATTGTACTATGGTGATCTATACAGTGGTTTAGTTCGTGCTGGTGGCCGTAAACGTTATAATGATGAAAGTGGTGTAGTTGCAATTATTCAAATTCCATAGTGATATAGTTTTCATAATTCAAATTGGTTGGTATAGAGGTCGGTGATTTTTAATCACCCACCTCTACCACCATCACCCTTAAAACATTATAATGAAAATGATATTACTACAAATACCAGCTGAGCAAGTAGGTACAGGAGTTTCAACTATTTATCAATATGGAGCAATAGGTGTTATGTTGGTATTCGTGCTCATAGCACTTATTTACATGGAACGTCAGAGAACCAAGACAGCTGATGAAGGAAAATTAGATAAACAGCAATTGGTTGAGCGTGTTGTTAAACTTGAGGAAAGACAAAGTGAATGTGAGAAAAGACATGAGAACTTCTTAATGAACGAATACGCTAAAAGTAATGTCATGATTGAAAAGTGCACTGATATACTTGAAGAGGTGAAAAAAATACTAATTAAAAACGCATAGTTATGATTCCTGTAAAGAAAAGCAAAAGAACCATCAAGCAAATAGTTGTGCATTGCACAGCTGGCTGGGCTACTGAAACAATTTCAGAACTTATCAAAAGTTTTCGTGCAATAGGTTGGAAAAATAACGGTTATCATGTGGTGGTAGATGGTAATGGCGAAAGTCATTTAATTACTCCACTTGATCAAGTTGCAAATGGTGTTGCTGGCCATAACTCAGATAGTATTCATGTTTCATACATGGGTGGAATCATGAAGCGTGGAAAAAAAATTATTGCAGCTGATACCAGGACAGCAAAGCAAAAGGCTGAACTTATCAACGTTCTTACTCTCTTAAAAAAATTACATCCTAATGCAATGATACTAGGACATAGAGACTTAAGCCCTGATCTTAATCACAATGGAATCATTGAGCCAAATGAATGGGTAAAACAATGCCCTTGCTTCTTTGCAATACCTGAGTATAAAAACATCAAATAACATTGAAAAATCAATTTAAAATATTACCTCTTTTGCTGCTTTTGTCTTGCGCCTCGTGCGGTATGTTTACTTTTAGTAAACATACCCAACACGAGGTAAATGCAGAAACAAAAACAATTCATCTTGGATTCAATGTTATAGAGCGTAAAGTTTCCAGTTTCCAGGATGTAATTAAATCTTCAACCAATAGTATTGAATCTGCTAAAGCAGTTGAAATAAAACATGATAATAGATTAGGTGGCTATACTACTATTGTCATAATCACAAGCTTGCTATGTGTCGGTTTCTATGTAGCCAAACAACTAAAATTATTTTAAACATAAACCCCCTTTAAATTATGAAACAGGAGTATTTAGATCACTTATTTGAAAATTACACAGGCGTTGAAAATTGGCATTTCACTACTGATGGCACAGCCTTTAAAAACCGTTCAGATGCATTTATGCATGCACGTCGTTTAGAAGATTCTGTAGTAAAAATAGTTGCCAATGGTGGAAAAATTGAGAATGCTGTACCTATTGATGAAGCTGGAGAATTATTAACAACTGCTGAGGTTGAAAATATAGAAAATAAAGAAGCTGATCTTTCCATTTTATCTATTCCTAAGCTTCGTGAAATTGCAGCTGTGCGAAATATTGACTTAGGAAAACTTACCAAAAAAAATGAAATATTTGATTTGATTAAAAAAGAATTGGAGATACAAAAGCAAGCTGAAAACACTAGTACTGAGAATACTGGTGCTGAAACTACTGGTGCTGAAACTACTGGTGCTGAAAACACTGGTACTGAAAATACTGGTGCTGATAACACTGGTGCTGATAACACTGACCAATAATTAAGTATTCAAATTAAAGTAAGGTATTGGCAGCAAGCAATATTTTAAACAAATAAAAAAACAAACTCGAAATGACTCCAGGTATAAAATTTACTATTAAAAATGGTGCTTTAGGTCAACCAATCCAAACCAAAGATGGTATTATGGGTATGGTCTGCACAGGGTTGGCTAGTAACAACCTATTAAATAATCCAGTGTTAGTAACAAGTCTTGAAGATTATCAAGCAATTGCTTTAACCTTATTCACAAATACATGGACTAGAACCACAACTACTGCAACTATTACAACACCATCAGCACA